ACCTGCGGTGATGTCTCCTTCTTTGACACCTTCTGCTTCTAGATCAACCATGTGTCGGGCAATCCAAGGTGCTATCTTCCGCCACTTTGCTTCAGTAACATTTCCTGTTGCCATTGCTCGCGCATCTTCAACGGTTTGTGGTTTCAGACCATCACCTGACAATCCTTCTTCGTGGTACTTCAAACCACGCTTAGCGTTTGCGCGCATGAACTGAGGTGCGGAAAGATTGACCGCGCGATCTTCTTCATATTCTTCTTCATCTTCTTCTTCATCTTCGTATGGTTGCCAAGCATTACAATAGAACGCACCATCAACATATTCATTCCATCTTGTGCAATATGCTTTCGTTCCTGTTTCGTCTTGGTTGCTTTCGTCGTAGTAAGCACAGTTGCCACACGCTCTGCCTTCGGGAACGTCATCAGCAAGTGCAGGTCTGTAATTACTAGGTAGTGCGCGCACTTCACCAATCGGTTCAATATCTTCGGTAATTGATGCAGCAACCATATTGTCTATTGCATCTTGCTTAGAAACATGACAGCCAATAGTTTCGTAACCATTCTGTACTTGTTTAACAGTTGCCCAACCATTACAGTCAGATTGATTCTGTGATATCCCGTATGGCATTACTAATCCACATCAGGTGTTAAGACACGCATTGTGTGACTACTAGAACTTGTGATTGCATAGACAGTTTCGTTACTTGGTACAAACAGTTCAATGGTTGCGTTGTTAGATAAGTGCAAACCATTTGACGCAGTTACATCATTGCCACCAATATAAAGAGAACCAGACGATGAATGAAGATAACAATGGCGTGGAATGTTGTCTGCTGCCACGACCAATGTTGGTGATGTAGTTACTGTTACTGCGATTGACTTCATCGTGGTGGTTCCTTATCTGTTCCAAGTGTAGGAAGATCGCCACCCTCAACACCAGCCATAGGTGCGCCAGCAACACCAAGAACAAACTGATCACCACCGTCATATGGTTCACGGTTCTCCATTGCTCGCGCTTCGTTCGGTGTAAGTGTTCCAGACATAATCATTGACTGCTGTGCGCGTACACGGGTTGAAAGATCTGCGCGTTGAAACTCGTCAGCATTGAAACGAACACGCTCACCCATCGGCAACATTTCTGACAGCACATCTTCAAGCCTTCTCATATATGGCAACAAGGTGTAGCGCACAAAGTTAATACCAGCAGACTCAATGTTCTGATACGTCTGTGAGTCTCCACCAGTTCCGTTAATCAAATGCAATGGCACACGATAGGTACGGGCAATGTCACGCACGATTGCTTCACGATGTTCAAGCATTTGCATATCGGCAGCAGACGTTGTAACTGGTCTCCATTTTAAACCGTTCGTCAAGACAGCAGGTCTGCGTCGTTTGTAATGCGCATCTTCCCACGTGTCACGCAATACTTCTGCTGCATCTTTAGACATTGCCTGATCTGTTTCCAATACAGATGATGGTGTAGCACCTTCGCCATAAAACTGCGCAAGGAATCTATCCATAGCAATAGACATTCCAATAGTGTTGCGTTGTGCTTCAAGCGGTGAGATAGGTCGTAAGCGATCTGGAAGATCTAACCACGAGACTTGACGTATGTGTTCCTTTGTCATTCGTGTTTTGTTGTATGTGTAAATGATCTCATCATTGTCAATAGTTAATGCAACTGACTTCGGTTCAAGGTTCCGCATCTCAACAGGTAATCCATTAGAACCAATAGGTGCATAGATAAAGTCCACACCGTGTAATGCGATCATTGCGCAAGCCTGATGAATGAATTGATACATCGTCTGGTATGTATTTGGTTTAACAAAGACAGATGGTGTAGGTAGTTTTTCTATTCGCCCATTAACGTCACGGACAAGATCTAACGGCATTGACGCAATTGAGTCTGCAATTAAAGTAACGCTGGCAAGAACAGCAGACGATGCCAACGCTGTTACTTCATCAACAATTTCTCCAGAGTAATTATTGAAAGCAGGTCGTGTTGTTACCTGATATGGATCTATGGAGATAGGCAGCCCACGTCGTTCTGTTTTTCGCCAAACACTCATGCTGATAATCCGCCTGCCACGATCAGAAGTATTCCACCCACTATGAATGCAATCCCCAAAGAGAATACAGCAATTCCATACATCAACGCTACAAACCCCACTACTTCAAGCAGTGTGCTGAAGATCATTCGTGGCTCTCTTATTTTCTTTGTAAGTTTTCTAATCCCAAACATTCAATACCTGTGGTTCTGTTCCTGTGCGTGGTCGCGAGTTCGCGCGATCCAATGCCATCACCATAGCAATACACGCGTCAATCTTTCGCTTTGACTTTCCCTTAGATAGTCGCCAACCGTTCTCTGTCATACGTTGCGCTGCTGATAACACTTGGTCTGTAAACGTTGGGGAACCATCGTGTGCTACACGGTTAGATACTATTAGTTCGTAAGCGTTACCACAGGCAGGGATCATTCGTGAACTTGTCTGTGGATACTCAACCATTGGCAGACCATCATCGGCAAGGATCTCTGCTGACCGTTGAAAATACGCAGGGTCATAAGCAAACTCTTGAACGTTGTAATTCAAATGAAGATCGCGCAGATACAGTTCCACATCGGCAACATCAACACCCTCATCTGAGGGTTGCCAAATCTTTGAACGAATAGCGAACTTGCCTTCATCGTTCTTCTGTACGGACACTATTGCTATTGAGTCATGCTTTAACGCCATGTCAATACCAACGTATGTTGGGCTGTCCCGATCAAACTCAACTTCACACACTGACTGTTCCCACGCACCGACAGGTAGCCATGATTCTTGCGAACGCACCCACTGGTTCAGACGCCAACGACGAAACGCCATCTCAGAACTTTGCTTTGTAGCACTTAAAAGATCTTCAGGATCTAGCAAGCCTTCAGCCACGTTCGGATTAGAGATATGCCATTGACGTTCATCATCAATTTTGCAATCTGCTTTTGCTTCCCACCACCAGAAACCGAACGCGTCATCATCAACTTCTTTCGCTGCGACACTCTTGCCGTATTGATACAACTGACCGCACACTGAATCAAGGTCATAGCCTGCTGTTGTAATTGAAACGACTAATGGTTCAAGACGCGCACCAGAACCAAGAGTCATCTGGTCATACAAGTCTGCTGTCTGCTGGTTCCACAACTCGTCAAACAAAACAAGTGAAGGGTTCAGACCAGCCTGACCACGAAACTCTGACGACAACACGCGGAACACAGAACCAAATCTTGGCATCTCAATAGCGTCGCGATACACATTGCATTCCTTTGACAGAATTGGTGAGTTCATTATCTGTGCCTTTGCTTCACCAAAGATAATTCGTGCCTGCTGACGATCACCTGCAACAGCGTAGATCTCCGCACCTGCTTCACCAGCAACCATTCCATACACGGCAATAGCAGAACCAATAAGTGACTTACCTTGTTTGCGTGGCAACCCAATAAGCGCGCGACGATAACGCAAGCGACCATCTTCACGACGTTCATACAAAGAACGAAGTAACCACTGTTGCCATTCAGTGAATTCCAAAGGCAAGCCAGCGCGGAAACCTTTTAACACCGTGAAGTTATCTAGAGCAAAGTCAATGATCTCATCACCATCGGTGACTTTATTTTGTCTAGGCGTATAGAAAGCAGGTTGCCATTTGGCTTTAGGATCTAGCGCGTTTCTGCGCGATGCGTTTGTTAAGTTCTGCGAATCCACCTGCTGTCGTTCCTTCCGATGAAATGTTACCGCGTTCAGTAGGGCTGAAGCCAAGATCACCTAACAGAGAAGTGATGAGCCGATCCAGTTCACGCAGACCACGACGATCACGCCACGAAGAAGGATCAACAGCGACACGACCACGCATCACCATTCGTTCATCAATCAACTCACAACAGATCAACATTAATTCAGAGTCCACAGTTGGCTTTAACCAGACAGCACCAGATTGCCACATACGTTCCCACAGTTCTGTTCCGTATTTGCCTAACGGTCTTTGCGGTTCAGGAACCTTGTCAGGCTCAACAGAAGGAAGCACAACGACGTTCTTTGGCAGGGCGCGCTTAGAAGGATTCCCAAGCCTTTCCTTACGTTCAACTGGTTTCGGTTTCCTTCCCGATCCTTGACCACCCATTTCAGACACCAGCCTGTTCTAACGCTCTAGGCGAAGCCCACCCAAAAGATGGTCTGAGATATCGCGCCAACCTTCCCCACACGCTTAAAACACCAGAGAGCGACCAATCAACCGAATCGGGCAGCAACAAAAACAAGTTAATTCGCGGATACGTGCGTTTGCT